GAAAAAAAATTAAAAAAAAAAATTTACTACACATTAAATTCTTTTCAATCAATGGAATAGACGGTATAAGCCCTTTATTCTCATTAATTAAAGAAGTAGAGATGTTAAATAGCGGTAACAACGCTTTATTATCCTTCTTTAAAAGCGGAGTTAAAGGAAGCGGTATTTTAACGGTTAATTCATCTAATTTAAATTCTGAAGCTAAAAATAAAATCCGCTCTAAATTTGAAGAAAGTAACGCTGGAAACAAGAACGCCCTAAAAACAATTATTTTAGATAGTACTATGACTTATACGCCTTTAGAAATCAATACAAAGGTATTAGAGTTAGTAAATAATAATAAATACAGTACAACGCAGATAGCTAAAGCGTTTGGTATTAGTAAAGATAGATTTGGGCAAGAAACGCCTAATACTTCTATTAATGACGCAAACGCTATTTACCTTCAAAATACACTTAAAAATTATTTAACTTCTATAGAACAAGAATTAACTTTAAAGCTAATAGAATATCCATTTACGAAAACTAGTAAATTAACTTTTGATACTTCAACTTTATTTAGAAAAACGGAAACGGAAGAATTTGAAATAGCCGTTAAAGGTATTCAAAATTCTTTACTAACCATTAATGAAGCTAGGGCAAAAATTAAGTTACCGCCTTTAGAAAATGGAGATAAACTATTACAATCTCTAAACTTTAAAGAAGTAGAAGAAAACGCAAATACGAACACTAAAGGGGGTGAATAGTTTAATGGAAAAGGAATTTAGGAACCAATTATTAGATAAAGTAAAAATTGACCTTATAGAAGAAGAAAAGAAAGTAGTAAGCGGATATGTAAATAAATTTAATGACTTATCCGAAGACTTAGGATTTTTTGAAACAGTTAAACAAGGCGCATTTAAGCGAAGTTTAGAAACTGGAAAAAATATTTTAGCTCTTTTCGATCACGATACTAGCAAAATTTTAGGTAGTACTTCTTCTGAAACTCTATTACTAAAAGAAGATGATGTAGGCTTATATTTTGAATTAAAATTAAATGAAAAATTAAGTTACACGCGGGATATTTTAGAACTTATAGAGATGAAAGCCTTAAATAATTGTTCTTTTGGATTTATGGTTAAAAAAGATGAATGGAAAGAAAAAGAGGGCATATATTACCGCGAAATTTTAGATGTAGAATTAATGGAAATTACCCTGACTGGACTACCCGCTTATCAATCATCCGAATTTTCCCTAAGAAGCTTAGAACAATTTAAACAAGGGAAAGAACAAGAAAAAATTAAAGAACTAGAAATACGAAAATTAACAATGGAATTAGAATTTATGAAGCTGTAAAAAATAATATAAATCAAAGGGGAATAAATTAAATGTTGGAAGAAAAAATTAAATTATTGAAAAAAAATATGTTAGAAAAGCGTACTGCTTATAACGCAGGATTGGAACAAGCTTTAGAAATGGTAAAACGCGGCGCATTGGATGAAGCGGAACAAATGAAGGCAACGATTGAAGCTTATAAAGCTGAAATTCAAGTTATGGAAGATGAAGTAGCAAAACTAGAAGAACTTTTAGCAATGGCTCCATATTCTGACGAACCTAAAACTAACGAAGATGAAGAGAGAGGAAGAAAAACAAAAATGAACGAAAAATTAGTAGCTTTTAATCAATATATTAGATCTCAAGGTACAGAAAAACGCGATTTAGATAGTTCTAGCGCGGGTATTGTAATCCCTAATGAAATCTCTAAAGAAGCATTTGAACCGAAACGCGAAGAACTAGACTTATCCGCATATACTTTTACTCAAACGGTAGGCGCTCCAAGCGGTAAGTTCCCTGTATCTCTAAATAATACTTCTGTATTAGCTACTAAAGCTGAACTTGCTGAAATAGCTGATGTAGGCGTAGATCTTTTTGCTGAAGTACCTTATACAGTGGTTACACGCGCGGGCCGCGTAGTTTTATCTAATGAACTAGTTGAAGACGCGGAAGTAGATGTAATTGAACTAGTTAAAAAGAATTTACGAAAAATGGTACGAAATACAAACAACGCAAATATCATTACTAAATTAAAATCATTTACAAAAGTAACGGCTGGAACACTAGACGAAGTTAAAAAAGTATTTAATGTAGATATTGACCCTGCTTTAGATAAAAAGGTAGTAATGAACCAAGACGCTTATAACTACTTTGATACTTTAAAAACGGCTGATGGTAAATACCTTTTCCAAGCGGATGTAACGGCTAAAACTGGTAAAACATTATTTGGTTCTGAAGTAATTGTAGTTCCAAACGCTTTACTAGCTAACGCGGGTACTCAAGCTTTACCTAAATACCAATTTTTTGTAGGGGAACTAGAAAGCGCTGTTGCTGTATTCAATAAAAAACAAGTAGAAGCCGTATGGGAAAAATTTGATAACTATAGTAAAGGTATCTCTATTGTAGTAAGAAATGATTACCAAGTTGTAGATACTGAAGCTGGTAGATTGGTAGAATTTACGCCTCCTGCTGTAGTTTAATTAGAATAAGGGCGGAACTTTCCGCCCCCTTTCTTTAAAGGGGAAATTTATAATGACTAATGAAGAAATTAAAAATTTTTTAAAAGTAGAACACGCTGAAGATGATACTTTTATTAATTTATTAAAAGAAACTTCTGAAGCTTACCTTAGAGGTTCCATAGAAATGGATAATGAAGATATTGTAACGGATGTAAGATTTATTTACGCGCAAACCCTGCTTATATCTCATTGGTATGAAAACCGAAGCGGTACAAATGAAACGGAATTAAAACCTATACCATTTGGCATTATCTCCTTTATACAACAATTAAGGGGGCGCTGATTATAGGTAAATTTATAAGGATTAATGATTTAAATAAAAGGATCTCTTTTTTATCTGTAACGAATAAGAAAAACACTTACGGCGCAAATGAAAAAGTACCTGAAATTCTTTTTACTTGTTGGGCTAGTTTAAAGGATCAAACAATTAACGAAATGAAAAGTAACATAGGTACTTCTTTAGAAGATACCATTACTATTGTTATAAGATATAAACAACTCCAAGAAATTAAAAATGAATATATCATTAAATACCAAGATGAAAAATACGAAATTAAAAAGATTAACAAAGATGAAATTAAAAAAGAATTTACAACCATTATAGCTAAGAAGGTATCTTAAAATGGGCGTAGAAATTAAAAGTAATATAGAAAAAAATATTTTAGCCTTAGCAAGAGGGCAAGGAGAAATTATTAATAAAGCCCTAAAAGAAGGTTCTAAGGTAATAGCTAAGGGATTAAAAGAAGAAGCGCCTTTATCTTCTTTAAATAAAGACCATATTAAAGATAATGTAAAGGTATCTAAAATACAGGATGATGGAACCGTTTTAATTGGATTTGATAAAAAGGTAAATTGGCGGGTTCATTTTACAGAATTAGGTACCATTCATCAAAGACCTAACAACTTTATGGAACGAACAGAAACAAGTTATAAAAATGAAGTTATGGAAGTAATCCAAAAGGAACTTAAAAGGGGGCTAGGGTTATAAATGGAATTACCAATGAAACAAATATATGATATTTTACTGGCTGAACCTTCATTTATAGCCCTTGTACCTGATGAAAACATTTTTATGATGAATATACCCGAAGAATATAAAAGAAGCGATATAGGGGCAATTTTACGCATTGTAGAACTACAAGAGTACCAAACGAAACACGCAAGCAACAAACCTTTATATATCAATTATTCTTTTCAATTAGATATATGGGAAAAAGACCTAGAAAAAATAAAAGTTATAAAAAATAAATTAGATTTTATTTTAAATAATTTTAATTTAAGTAAAACTTATGGAGTAATTGTTAATGATGAAGATTTACCTGATACTTATAGATTAATAGCTAGGTATCAAGGAAGCGAAAAAATAAACTTAATTTAAAACGAAAAGGGGAAACAATTAATGGCAACTTTAGGATTTAAGAAAGCCGCAATAGGTATTTTAGATAATGATGAAAAGACGGTAACAGTATATGAGTTTAACGCTGCTGAAGGCGGTACAATCAACGCAAAAATTACAGGCTTAGGTTCAACCCTTAGTACAATTTACGCATCTAATCAACCCTTTTTTGTAAGCGGGCAAGGCGTTAGTTCTCCTAAATTGGATCTAGAAATAGCTGATATTCCGGAAGAAGTATTAAACGCGATCTTAGGCGTAAATGTAGGCGTAGATGGGATAGCTACCATTACTTCAAGTACTAAAGCCCCTTATGTAGCGGTAATGTTGGAAACGCAGGGTAAAGACGGCGATAGTATCTATATTGGAATGGCTAAAGGTAAAATGTCTTACCCTGATTTAGAACTGAAAACAGGCGAAGATAAGGGCTTAGAATTGACTACTGATAGCATTAGCGGAGACTTTATTAGTAGAGAAGATGAAATTGTATATATGAAAGGTAGAACAGGTACAGAAGCCTTTAC